TACCTTACCGTGGTTCAGGATTAGCTTCTTCCAAGCTGATACATCCTCAACGATCTGAATAGGTGTAGCTGTTCCCCATCCGGTTGTTACGTTAACTAGATGGTCTGCTGGGAACTTGTAATCAATGCTAGCCTGTACGTCTGGGAAGTCAAGAACTAGGTTACCGCCTAGAGCCTTCCATAGAGTATACTCTACAAATGCGTCAATACGGTTGTTTAGGTCCTGAAGTTCACGCATAACTTCACGCTCAGCGTTTACCTTGCCGTTAACAGTTCCTACTTCACGTAGCCACATGATGGTAGTAGGTTCGAAAACCTTCTTCTCACGTACGTAAAGCAAGCTAGCTGCTGCCTGCTCGCGGCCTAGACGACCTACGATGTGAGCTTCAGAGTTAGGAACGTTAGGCTTTGCCATCTGGCGAGCACCACGAATAATATCCCAAGTAACCACCTGAGTAGGTACCTGACGCTTAGGGGTGCTGTTCATCAGAATCATATTCTGTGGGGCTGGTAGCTTATCTACGACCCCTAGTAGAACCAAAGGTTCCAAAAGGTTAATTTCTGCCACTTGAGTCTCCTTATTAGTCGGGGCCGCTTTTTAGCTTTCCCAAAATACTTAAGAGCGACCTCAATAAGGCCCGACCTGCACTGCCGTAAAGGCTCATCCAGTTGGTCTGTCTTTTACTTGTATCGGTCAGTTTTAGAAAACTTGTTACATTATTTTCAGTTACGCTGAAAAACGAATTAGAAATCTAGGACCCAATGCAATTCCTGCAACAGCTCCAAAAGATGATGGAAGCGCTCCAGTAAACCCGGTATCGCTGTAATAGCAATTTAAGGAGCCGTTGAAAAAGTTGCTAGATGGGGTAGCTGATGAATCACCGATGAAATCGTGGATACCTGTAACTGCACGGAATTGTCCTGTTGTTCCGCCAGAACCGCCTTGATTGACAGCAACAATCCAATACATTCCAGGAGATAAAACGTTAGTAGCACTTACTACTTTAATACCTAATGTTGCAGCTACAGTGCCGTAGTCTTGAATAAGGTTGGTAGGCATACGCCCGCCATCATCATTATATAGCCCTAATCGAACATTTCCGGCTGTAGTCCATGCTGTAGATACTTCATATGAAATGCCTGAAAGTGTGGCCTGCTTTGATAGCACAAAAGGGTTAGTAAATGCTCTGCTTGCAGTAGCATTGGCTGTGTTAGGTGCACCTACCTGTAACGGATACCATCTACCTGTTGCATAGTCAGCAAATCTTGTTCCAGCAGCTACAGGCATTGGAAAACTACTATTAGGTTTCATCCTAAAAGTATTTAAAGCTGAGTTATACCAGATTTCTCCATCAGCAGGTGAGGATGGATCACCAGCAAAAGTAGGTAATCTAAGTCTATTTAGAAATCTTGCCATTATCCGTGTACCACCACTCTGTACGCGCTTGAGGCTGGCGCAGCAGCAAATGTCAAAGTTAAGGTGTTAGTGTCTGTAGCTACTCCATCAACTTCTACAAACTCGTTATTAGCAACGTCATAGACAGACCAAGTGATATCTCTGGTACCTAAATTATGAGTCACAGCGATAGAGGTAGATGATCCGTTACCGATTGCTGTGGCGTACTTACGTACGACAACAGAGGTGTCAACAGCTACAGCATCAGCAGCTACAGAAATACCTGTTCCTGCGCCTACTGCAAGAACGCCTGTAGAAATAGTTAAACCGTTGCCCGCAGCGGATGTAGCAATTGCTACACCTCCAGAGCCTACAGAAATTCCGGCTCCGGCAGTAACGGATACACCACCAGCAGCAACAGTAATACCGCCGTTAGTCAGCGGATTAACAGAGAAAGATGATCCTGTCAAAGTTAAACCATTGCCTGCGGTGTAAGTAGCTCCTGCGCCAGTCTGTGCCCAGGTTAAAGCTGTAGTATCTAAAACAATAGGTCCGTCGGTGGTAATCTGCCAGGTTGTATTTCCGTTAGCTGTACCTTCAGATACAAATACCTGTGTTCCTGGCTTTACTTCATCGCTTGAATCAGCATCAGCAGATCGAGTCAGAGCTGATGCAGCTCCATTGAAATCGTAAATGCCGTTCTGACTTGCTGTACTTTGAGCTGTCAATAATACTCTGTCTCCATTAGAAAGTGTTACACCATCAATGGACGCACCAGGAGAAGCTAGAGTAATATTTGTTACGGCTGCTACGCGAACAGCTTCTTTTCTAGAAGTAACTCCAGCAACAAGTCTGCGAGCAGACTGCAAATTAATTGCATCTGTTTCTGCCTGAGGGTCTGCAAGCGCAGTAATGCGCTGATTACCCATATTCTTTCCGGTACCAAGATACCTAGTAGTCATAGTAATACCGCCTTACCTGATTGTGGCTCTGCAAAAGTAACTGTCACTTGATTCAAACTACCATAAGAGATGTCTGCCTCAATTTCAAAGCCATCATCATCAATCAAAGTGACTTGTGGATATTTATTAAGATTATGATCAATAATCCAAGTTGCTGCTACAACGCTATTTCTATCATAAACATAACCTATACCTCCACCGCCAGGAAGAGGGTTTTCCTGAAAGTATTCAGCAATCTCAGCTTCTAGCTGTTCTTCAGGAATATTAATAGCTTGAATCATAGCCATAAGGCGAGACTGCACTATATTAGAAGACGATACGGTCACATTGTACATGTCTAACCTCCTTATCTAAATACTTAATCGTCACAGAAAACGAAAAAGCCGCCCCGAAGGACGGCTCTCTCAAACAAATACAAGGCTTAGAACACGAATGTGCCCATAGCGGCGCTTGTGCGTGCATTCAGGGATGTAATAGCGTTAGAGTCTGCACCAGAAACTAGTGCAAGCTTCAAAGCTCCTGAAATAATGATGTTACCCTGCTGCTCACCAGTACGTGTATCTACTGCACGTCGTAGAATACCTACAGGAGTGCCTAGACCGTTTGAACCACCGTTGGTGTAAGCGTGGTAACGCTTAGTTGTGCTGTGCTGCGCTAATACGCAACCTGCTGGTAGAATCCCCTGATCGGCTGCTAGAGTTACACCCTTCTGGCGCAGACCTACAGCAGAGTAAAGAATCTCTGTAGGAGCGTAAGAATGGGTAGGACTAGTAAAGCCTGGAGAAGGAATTCTCTCGAATGAATCTGTAGCCATTACTTATTTACCTCTCTTCTAATCAAATTCCTCAGACGCCAAGCTCTAGGTAACGCTTAGCCTCGGCTTCGACATCTAGTTCTACCTTGTTGTCATCAGCATCAGTAGAAGTTCCACGCTGTGCGCTTAGCTCAATTACTGGCTCTGCTGGTAGAAGTTCGGTGTAAAGATCCTGGTTGCTTAGGTAAAGCTTTACCATAGCGTCCTTCTTAGCAGGATCGATATATCCATCGCGCACCTTACCCTCAACCTCAGCGGTTGCAAGAATTTCCTTGTTGGATAGCTCTAGTGCGTCTACACGGTTGGTTAGCTTAACGTTGTCGTTTGCCAACTCTACTACAGCACCAACAACCTGCTCAACGTTGGTGTCATCATCTGAGTTGGAAAGCTTGATTACATTAGCGTTCTTAAGTGCCTCAACTAGCTTGTTAGATAGTTCTGCGGCATCTGTAGCTGGCTTAGCAGCCTCAGTCTGAAGAGCCTCAACATCAATGCCGTGGTCATTCTTCAGAGCTGCGATAAGCTCTTCTTTAGTCATAGTCTCTTGCTCCTTAGACTCTGGCTCGTTTTCGGAACCGGTTTCTTTTTCAGTGTCTTCTGTTTCTGCCGGTTCAGTTAACAGAACCGCATCATCAGAAATATCGGCAGATGCCTTAACAATTTCCTCGTAATCATCTAGATTTGTAATGTACGGACGATTAGTTACTGCTACGTGGCATAAAGTAGGACCAGCCTTCTTTCCAGTAGAAGTATCCTCATAATCTAGAGACAGCATTGCAGAAGCACCAATGTAGGTCTTATTCTTGAACCTCTTAACGGCATCTTCATCACGAGCATCGATGATGGCATAAACCTTATCATCCTTGATCTCGACATCAACTACTTCACCAACATTAGCGTCAGGATTCTCTACATGCTGGTTTGCAGCATTAGCTAGAGGAACCTGAACAATAGGACAAACCTTTTTGTCAAAGTTGTCCTTGAGTGTGCTGACGAATTTGTCATCGATTTTAATGCGTGACTTTGTAACAGGATGAATCAGCTCACCCTTAGTTAAGATATGCTTCCTAAACAAGGTGCCGGAAGGCTTACGAGACAGCTCAACTGTGTTGTCAACCTCGTTATAGGCACTTCCATCCTTGCTAGGAATGATTACTAAATCATTCATATAAGAACCTCCATTGTATCAACATTGCTTACATCGGCAGAATTTAAATTTCTCCCAAAAAAGTTGACATACCGGCATCCCAATGCGTTAGAAATGCTTTTTCGGTAAGCCTTTTTCCTATAACCCCATGCTTGTTTTGATAGTAAACATTACCGTCTGGCTCCACTACTAGAAACGCCTTAGCATATCCTTTGTCACGGCCGTATTTACCTATCTTTAATTGCTTACCAGCAAATTCTACAAGCTCGGGCTCCTTGGCCTCTAAGGTAATTCCTTTTTCACCAAGTTGCACCAGAGCGTCACGCAGTTCTAGTGCGAACTTATTCACTTCTCTGCTCCCTTAGCTGTAGCCTTCCACCCCTTTGAGGCGAACTGCTTCCAATCAAATTCAATACGTGCAGACTTAGAACCATCAGGGAATTGAATCTGCACAGTTCCATCTGCATAAACTAATACTTTAGCATTCTTTAGTTTTGGATGAGCCAATACTCGCTGAACAGCAGATGCGCCTGATGGTGCATCTCCAGGCTTAGCTGCCTGACCCTGAGATACGCGAGGATCACTAGACTTATGGATAGTTCCCTTAGCTGGGCCTTGCTGAGGCTTAGCGCGAGGAGTCTTAGGAGCATCTGCACCAGAACCTAACGGAGTACCAATAGGCTTACCATAACGACGTACGCCAGCTTGACTGTTTACTTTTCTTGCCAGCATAACAACAGGCTCATCAGATGATAACTCTAGTATATTCTCCATAATTGAAGTCAAAGTAAATCCATCAGGCAGCAATTCTGTAGGTATTGCATTTTCTGGAGATTCCTCACCTTCAGGAGAAACTTCTCCACCAGCATCTACAGCTTCGGCTTCCATTTCCTCTTGCTCGCGCTGCTCGATTGATTCGTAATCAATCTGAAGACCAAACTCATCTGCAAGCTTCTTCTCAGCTTCACGGAAGAATTCCTTAGTGAAGTTACCACCCTGAATGCCTGCAAGACCGGTAAATACGTCCTTGATGGCATCCTTCTGATCATCTGTGAAAGCGCCCCAACGAAACTCTGGGTACCTGCCAGAGTTAAAGTTCCAGTCAATGAATCGAGGAATGATGTAGTGGTTAATAATAGATGCGATCTCTGTCATTACAGTTTGAAGCATCATAACAAACAAAGAGTCAGTCTGCTTACCAAAATCTACTAGAGAAGCATCTCCACCTGTGCCTTGATTCTCGTCAAAGAATGCAGCCAGAATAGACTTGGACATCTGAGAATTGTGATGGTTAATATAGGACAGGAAGTCAAATGATCCTCCTTCTTTAAGTACCTCTACTTCATAATTCTCAGGCTTGGTCATCCACTGAGCCACACCAAGATCTGCAAGACCTGCACGGAATGCATTAAGTTCACTGACATCATGGTCTTCTGGTACTGTACCTACACGTGTACCTACCGCAGACCTCTGCGCCGCCAAGTGCATAAGGTAGTAAAGCTTTAGCTTCTTGTCGTAATGATAGAACGCACTCTCGAAATAACTGCGTCCATAGAATTTATTCTCTTCCTCTTGGGCGGCATAATATACACAAGCATCTCTAGGGATTTTAACATCCAAGATCTTGCCACCTGGCTTTTGAGTGATCTGCCTAAATCCATCAAAGCTACCCTCCTCAGTCACTAAGAACTTAACTGTTTCTGCCGGAAGATAATTCATCTTCTTAAGAACCCACTTACCCTTTAGAGGGCCTTTTGAGGCATAATCATAAACAAGCTCAAATGGAGCGAAACCATCAAACAGCGCCTGAAGCATCTGAGCGATTACGCGAGTAAATGGAACACTCATCCCACCAGCATTAGGTGGCAGAGTAAACAACTGATCGATAAATTCAGCTTCCTCTTCTCCACCCTCAACATTAGCTGCTGGAACAAAAGTAGCAGTTTGCAATGCTGCACGGATAGGTAGAGTAATAAGACGATACAAAGCTCTTGCCTGACCGTCTGTTTGACGCATTCTCACAAGCTGTGAAATAGTTACGTCATCCATCTTTCGAACTAAATGTGAACCTCTATAAGGTTCTGTGAAGGGCAAAAAATCACCAAAGCCTACCTGCACTAGCGGGCGTGGCTTTGGTGTTGCCATATCTTCTTTTGCTGCCATAATAGAAAACCTCCTGCCGACATCTTTTTAGAATATCGGCAGGAGGACTTTAAATTTCTGGCCTAGTCATCAGATTATGACTCATTCCGGCTGGCAAATCTACTTTAGGACCCATAAAAAACTCAGCTTTCTTATAAAAAGCTTCTTCTCCGTCTGGATTTTCGCGTCCGCCTTGCTCTACAGCTCCGAATACAGCGCAAGCCATAGCATCAGCTTCATCCTTAGATCCCATTCTAGGGTGATCTACTTTACCGTTAGGCATAAGAGTCAATCCTAGAAGTTCATCAACAAGCAGATCTCTGTGTTTAGCAATTAACCTGCCTGTGTACATAATGTCCATCAAATTTCGCCAAGGCTCGATAGTGCGATCTGTAGATACTCGCTTGGATTCGATGCCGGACTTTTCAAGAATCTGCATAGAGTCACGAGATTCAAACCCATCAAAAGTAAATCTCTTGATCCTGAAGCCTCTACGCTTCAACTCGAATGCCAATTCCCTAGCCCATCGGATTTGAATCTCGCGTGGTGGATTCTCACCCTTATTAGCCTCATAAGAGAATACGAAGTCTACCTTAACGATAGGCAACATCTCTCGAACAGTAGTGATGTCACCATTTTCAAGAACTACTTCTTTTTCATATTCTTCTTTTCTGACAACATGAGCCATAGCAATTCCAGCACGGTCGCCGTTAAGTGCTAAGTCACCGTGCATACAGTATTGAGCACCCTTAATAGGTTTGAAGTCAGGAGCAAAATCATATTCAACTTCCCAAGAGTTTCCGTCCTTAAAATACTTAACCTCTACCGGTTGGCGTTCGGTTGGAGTAAAAGCATCTCGAACCATGAACTCATTCCTGAAATATGGATTAGATGCCTTACTAGGCTTACATTCATACTTAGCCTTAGCCATAGAAGCATCTTCTTCATAATCGGGAACATAAATCTCTGGCACAAGTTCCTCAGTACCTTCTACTTTAACCATTTCAAAGTCACGGAAGTTAGGGTTTACTACCCAGGTAGGTAGCGGGCCGGATACATAGTGCCTAGATTTATCGCCGTTCTTTTCGATATCTGCGCGTGATTGTTCGGTCAAACGCTGAATAATAGATCCACGATAACGTGGATATGAGATTCGAACGTTTTTAAATGTTCTAGGAAAACGAGTAGAACTAGAGGTACGCATCATGTCAAGAATACCTTCTACGGTATTCTGTGGTGCTCGTCCTGATGCGTCTGCTCTAACCTCTTCACGGGAGCGGAAACCGTCAACCTCGTCAGCCACTCCCAGCAGAAGGTTCAAGCCTTCCTGAGATTCAGCTTCTGAGTGCCCTGAGATGGCCT